CCTGGAACATTTTTTGGCACTATATTTTTATTCTTGACCCAATAATAATATTTTGTATCTGTAGTTTCACCTGTTGAGGAATTGGTTAAAATCTTTACAGAATACACTGTGTTATCCGAGTACAAAGGCTGTCCTGAAATTCCTTGTGCAAGACCTTCGGTGGTATCTGCTAACACATTCCATCTGCTGGGCAAATATTTTGATTCCACCCATTCATACACATCAATGCTGGCGCCGTAGGCCAATTGATTCCAGTTGCCAATTCGATAAGATACATCACCCTGTTCATACAGCAACCATTTGGCTGTACTTAGATCCCACCATAGTTCTCCAACGTGTTTTTCAAACCAGGCCTGAGATTCATCAACTTCCTGTTGATCAGTACCGTTGGTATATGTGGCGGGATCGTACAGCGTTTTAAATTTTAATTCTTGTTCTGCTGCGCCAAGTATTTTCAACTTGTAATGATCAACTATTTCAATGTCTGAAATTTTCACATTGTTTTCATTATCGTACATTGAAATATTTTTAAATAATTCTAAATCAGTTAAATCTTGTCTTGAAGCAACAGTATTCCAAGAATTTTTAGTTGTATCTTTGGTAAACAATCTAACCTGGCCAGTTTCAATGACTTCTGCACTGCCGGTGTATCCACTGCTTCCATAAGTAACAAATAAAGATGTTATTTCTCCACCACTCATTGATTCAATTCTAATTAAGGCTTTATCTATCGCTAGTGGCGCTGCCGGATTGATAATTTGGATAATATTATTAACAGCGTAGCCTGAACCAGAATCATTTGCAGTTGCAGATATAATAACTCCATCTTGAATAATTACATCTACTGTTAATCCGCTGCCTGGTGGTAAGAGTGTAGTAGCAAAATTTACACCGATTCTGTAAACAGTATCTCGATAGGTAGGAGATCCCACTACTATCACAGATCCCACACAGTCTACACTAGAACCAAATGATTCCCAGTCTTGTAAATCCGGAACATATAATTTTTCTGTGAGATGATATGTTTGATCTTTTCTTTCAAATACATAGACCTGTCCCGTATTGCCTTCGTCGGAACTGAATGTGGTGTTAGTGTTATCAAAAGATGTTGAACCTTGATCATATATTGTAAACAGATTGAAACTGGCATTACTAGCCCCTACAACTATTTTTTCTGTTGCGGGACTGATACTGATGGCAGACCCAAAATATTCATTGACATAATTCTCGTGACTGATTAATCGTTGTTTTAATCTATAAGAAACAGCATCCAATTGTGCCGACTTAAACACAAACACTGCACCTTGATCAGTGGATCTTACATCTGCTTGTGGACTGCTGGCAATAATTGTGGTTCCGTTATAGTCAATATCTACTGCTGCTCCAAATTTGTCTCCAGTATTTAGATTGTCAATATTTACAACATCACTGATTTCAGTTAATGATCCGGCAGTAATTGTTTGAGCCAATTCGTAAACATCACTTGAGTTTCTTTTATAGATAAAAACCTTACCAGAAGGCAGAGAAATTTCAGCTCTAACAAAAGTCCACGGACCTTGCAGACTGCTGTTTGTGGGCTCATCATTTTTATTAGTTGTTATGTAGGTAGAATCTTCAGACGAATCTGCTTCGCCGCCCGTAGTAGGATCATAGTCGACTAATCTATAATAATTTCCATTATATTTTACTACATCATCTTCGTAGTAGGTTTGATAATTTACCCATAATCCTTTATAGTTGGCAATATAAATTCCGTCACTTTCAGGAGCTCCGACTACTAAAATGCTGCCGTCTCTATTCATTGCTTGACTTTGCCCAAACATATCACCGGCTTTAATTAATTCTGCAAACTGATAGGATGTCCATCTGGCTGAGCCTGTGCCTGATCCAACTCCGGTAGCTTTGAATGTAAGGCCGTTGCCTGCGGCCGGATTATTACCTATAATTTGAAAATTTGTAGTTCCATAATCTTCAATAGTATAAATTTCACCTACTTTAAAATTACCAGCTGTGACCAAAGGATATATTGATCCTAAGATAGCTGTGGAACTATCCGGATTTTGTTGCGTGCCGATATCAACTAATGCAATATTTGATGGCAATGAAACCTCCGTTGCTGATTCATCTAGTACTTGCCATGAATGATTTGTAGATAAATCTAGAGATGAACCGTCGCCGTAGATATTTTCTAATGCCTGATATATTTTTCCTTCATACCAAACTTTAGATCCTTGACTGTAAATGGCACTAACACTATTGTTATACAGTCCTCGGTATTCGGGATCTCCCATCTGTTTCCAACCAACATCTATTGTGCTGATCAATGTATGAGAACTAGAATCATCTATTCCAAAATCTTTAAGGTTGATTTGTAGTCCAGTTGTTGCATTTACCACTGAAGTTGCTAATTGTATAACAGTATCTGTCATTCTTATTACGTATAAGATTGTGTAATCTTCAGGTGGGGGAGGCGATGTTGCTGCAGATTTATCATCTCCGGCATATGTGCCGTTGAGATATCTTACAAGTTGTCCAGTTATAAGATTATGATTTCTAGAGAATAGAATTTGATTACCTACTATTGCACTAGTTCCATTAAATGTTAGAATCTGTGTTGTCGATCCTGCTGTTGTGCCGGTGTATTTGTAAAGATATACTCTGCCTAGGTTGTTAAGAGATCCCGGAGCAGAAATTGACATATAGTAATTTGCGCCAGAAACTCCAATAGAGATACTTGATCCAAACTTTTCATTTGCTTCAATTCGAGGACTAAGAATTGTATGTTGCAATTCCCATACATTATTTTTCCGCTTGTAAAGAACTACCATACCTTGGTGTATTTCGCCTGCTGCTCCCGAAGCATTAGCGTACACAATATCAGCCAATTTCCAGCTACCGTCTCTAAATTTCCCAGATAGTACATTTAAGGTATTTGTACTTCCGTCGTCTTCTACAGAAAGTCCAGGTGTTTGGTCTTCTGTTGCTTCCCATAACTTTCCGTTAAAAACTATATCTCCAGCGGTGTATGTACCGTCTTTGTCGAATGATCCTTTGAATCTACTTGGTACGCCAGAAGCTAGCGGTACACCAACTGCTAGCCATTGATTGTCGGGACTAATAGCAATGGCGTCTCCAAAACTATTTGCCGTTGTATTTGTAAATTCAGCTTCTGGTTGTAGTATTTCTTTTACAGATAAACCAGTAGCAGTTTCTGAGTACACCATTACAGAGTTGGCAGATGGTATACCTGTGATGACCTGTTTGAGGTTGGCAGCATATACTACAGCTCGTCCAGTATTTCTAGGATCTGTGGCTCCAAAATTAGTGATTGTTTTTTCAGCGTACAATCTTTGTTTTTCAACAACTTCCCAATTGCCCACTGTTTCGTCGGCGTTGTCGATCCATAATTTTGACCCTTGCTTTAACAGGGCAGCGGTTTGATCTTCAATATCCTGATAAGAATTAAATCTAGATTGAGTTAACAGATATATGTTGTATTGAATGGAACTAATATCCGGAGCAGCTGGCACAGGTCCATCGGCTGCTTGAACAGCAAAGGTATAATCAGTGACGGCTACAACTTTGTAAAATCCGGTAAAATTTTCAATGTCTTTTATGCCTACAATTTCATCTACCGTCAGTCCGTGTTTTTGACTTACAGTAACAGTGACTATGTTTGTGCCGGAATCTTTGACAATGTCTTCGATTGTTAGAGCTGTAGAGAGATTTAATCTTAGCACTGTCCAAGATGCATTATCAAAAGTGACCCATATGTGAGAATTTTCAACTAGAGATGAAATATCTAGTGATAATATTTCATCTCTCGATTTCACAAATAATTCTATTTGATCTGTTTTTACATATCCAGCATTTCTTGTAATTCCTTGATACTTGGTCAAAGGATTGATGTCAACACTGTAAGGCAACAAAGATCTAGTAAAATTGGTTTGATTTACTCTTAGGTATTTGTCTAATGAATTTTTATCAATTGGTCCGTTAGTAATAACTATAGCCTGTGGATTTACCAGAAGATTATCTTTGACAATTTCAAATTCTATTTCGTTAAGTTGATCTATGCCTCCTAATCTACCAACACTAAATGCCCATTCTTCATCTAACACAATGCTGTCGGCAGTGATTCTGCTGAGCTTGTCAAAAACTTTGACTACAGCATTGGCTGTACCTTTTTCTCTAATAAATCCTTGATATAACTTAAATTGAGTGACATTATCTTCAGCAAGATTTTGTAAATATTCTCTAGTTTGATATCCTATGAGGTGTCTTGCTAGTTCACGCTGACTGGAGCCTGCACCGTCAGCATCTACATTGTAATAATCTTCAAACTGGCTAACTCTGACATCAAAATTGCTGATTAGTCCTTTGGCAGGAGTTGTGTCTAATTTGGTCCAATTACTGTCTTTGAATTGTACTGATCCTTGTTGATTTACTAGACTGGTCCAATTGTAAGATTTGTAATTAACAATATCACCTAGTTTATAATCAGTGAAAGGTTGCCAGACCTGTATGTTAACATTGTCAAACAAGAATCCAGGGCTGGTATAATCACCGTCCCAGTCAACTGTGCGGAATCCGCGACTCTTGATACGTTCCTGACGATATCCCGTGGGCTTGTCATAGATCACATCGTTGAACACTGTGCGATCATCAAAAATTGTCACGTGTTCTTTTAACACAAAATAACACCTAAAGAAGTATATACCGTCTGAGTCATTGACAACATTTACTGTTAATTTTTTAAATTGTCTGTTTACGTTGATAAATTCCACAGGCAGAATAGTTCCATCAACTTTCAAAATATTATAATCATAAAAGCTATCAAGAAGATTGTCGGCGACACCAATATCAATGTTCAACTCTATTTTTGCAGCAGCTGGACTCAATGTAATCAATGAATTTACAGCCCACTTGTGTTTTGACCAAAATAGTAATTCTTTAATTGATGTTATCCAATCTTTGGCTGATTCTAGATTTCCGTCGTAGCCAGTAAACTCAAATCCCTGTGATTGCAGATATGCATCATACCCTATGATAAAATCTGCTATGTCTTGTAGAGATGAAAATACTGTGCCGTAAGGTATTTCTTTTACTGTGGCGCTGTTTACAGTTCTTCTTCTAAAAACTTCTACTGCACCTACCAACGGTAATTTTGCAATTCTTTGCCAAAATTGTGCGTCAAATTCTACACCACTGGTATGTGATTTAATACATCTGTAAAAAATATCAGATACTCTAATTATTGTTCCATTACCAAATATCTTGTTGGCTTCCCAGTCAATGAAATTTTCACTGACGCCACCAACTGATAGTAAAGGATCATTGGAACTTTTTGCAGCTTCAAAATATCTAAAATAGGGTTCAGCAATGTCGTAACCAAACAGTTTGAAACCGCTGGCTAGTTTTTCAACTACCACTGCACTGTAACTTGGACTAGAAATTGGTGCGCTGATATTAAAATTGATGTCATAATTTTCTTGAGGAAGAAAAATATTGCTGGTGCTGGCGTTGGGATTCTTACTGTCTAAAATATATTTTTGCTGGCTTTGATCTACAAATCCACTTAATCTAGTAGATAAATTTACATCTAAGTTGTCTACTTTCTTTTGTAGTACTGATTCAGTAAGTCCCCTTGATCTCAAATAATCCACAACATAATTTATAAGTCCAGAAGTTTGGTGGCCTCCGGATGTTGGAATAACAATGTCCAAATTCTTAAAGAATAAATTTGAATTTTTATTAACTGTTTGCCCAATCTTGTTGACTTTGATTCTAGATTTATCAAGAGTTTCAATGATAAATTCATAAGGTCTCATTAGGCATAAGGCCAGCATGATAACAAATGGATAATCACTGCTGCTGCGCCAGGCATATTCCACCGGGGCTAGATCGCCAAATTTAAATGTGCCTTTATTGTTATATAAAACAAAATTAGTAGCTGCACCAGATTCAAATGGGCTTAACAGGTTACCGTCTCCGTCTACTGGAATATGATTTAGTAGTGTGGCTCTTTTATATCTGTCGTAGGTTCCTGCACGAGAACCTTGACGAATTATGCCTCCGGCTAGATCTTCCCATAATAATAAATTATTACTTGTATATGGTGCTGCCCCGTATTGGTCTTCCCACCAACTGGGTTGTTGACTAAATCCCAACATTTCCCAAGGACAACGATGTGGTCTATCAGTGTCATATAACCAAACGTAAACTCCTCTCCACCATCCAGGCAAATTTATCTGACCAGTTGGGTCTCCCATATTCGAATAGGTATATGTAAAAGAATCTTCACTGTCAAAAAATGTGTTGGTCAAATAGTCAACATTTGTTTCACTAAACCATCTTAGGAATTCAGAACTGATCACGCTGTTTAATTCTTGTTTGGTATATGTAGATGATCCGTAGTATCCTCCAAGAACTGCATCTTGACTAAACACCTCTTCTGTATATGCTTGCTTGATGTTGTTGTAGATACGTTTTTCTAATTCTAATAGTACATCATCTCTAAAATCACCGTAGGCCACTGTGATGCTGCCATCGTGACCTTGAATAACATTGATAGGTGTCACATAGGTGTCATCTAAAAACAAAGACGGAATATAGGTTTTGTATAAACCTAATTTTGAAGGAGTTGGCGGAATAAAACAAAAACTTGAAGAAACATATTCTTTTATTTGAATAATATCTCCTTCTGCTAGAGATTTTGAAATGTTAACAAATCCAAACGTATCATTAAATGTATAATCAATGCCGTGTGTCAACTGCACATTGTTTATATAGATATAAACTGCTGTTCTACTAAGTTGATTTAGATTAAATTTTGTATTCAGTGCAAACGTTGTAATTTCTGCGTCTTCTACAGTGTATTCTTTGAGATTGTAGGCGCCACTGCCTACCATATCAGAATCTGCAAATGCATCTTTTTGCGTTTTAATTTTAGACATAGTGGTCAAAATTTCATCAACAAATTCAACGGAATCTAGATTGTATGTTGCAGTTTCAGCAAATTTAATAAAGTTATTTTTAAATTCTGTGTAAGATTTTTTTGCGTACTGAATAGATTTAATAATGTTTACGTGTTTGTCGCACAGCAACATTATTGCTGTGGGTGTTATTCCGGAGTGTTTTAGAAATCTTCTTGAAAGATTTTGATATCCAGTAATATCTCTCAGATTACTTGCACCTGGGTATGCCCCGTTAAACTGATCAAATAGATCAATGGCTGTTGACACGTGGTCAACAGCCTGTCCTAGGGTAAATGTTTTTACTTCGCCGTTCAGAGGATTTTTTTCAAGTCCTACCGGAATCTCATAATATCCTAGATAGGGATCTACATCTGCAAATACCTTGACCGTAACAACATCATTTGTTTTAAAACTTTTAGGAAACGTAAAAATATTTTGATTTCTAATGTAGTCTCCAGCATATTTTATTCCATTGATGTAGATTAGAATTTTAGAAATTTCACTGTCTTGAACGTCTGTCCATTTGATTCCATTGCTGACAATTTGGGTTGCAACTTTAGTAACTGTGGTACTGTAAATCACTGGCTGTAAATAGGTACGATCAGATTTCAGCCAGCCGTTAGCATAACTTCCTGTGTGAGTAAATTTGTAGTAGCCTTGTCTTATTAATTTGTTAAGGACTTTTTTGTCTAAATTGTAATTAAATGAATCTATATCCCAGTCAAAATTGAATTCAATATCTCCCACATTGTTGATATTTAGATAGCTTAAACTAAATCCTAATTCAAGATCAGCTGTGCTGTTTCCAGTTTTATAACTGACTATTTTGGTTCCCACAAAATTGCTGACTGGGTAAGTGGCTGTTTCGCCATAACTGATGCTGTCGTCGTCAAACACATCAAATAACGGACTTTGATTTACTGCGGTTTTCTTTTGACTAGGCACCCAGGATGTACCGTTGAAGTGATACATTATTCCTTTGTTTAGTAGACCTCGTCTAACAAACACTCCGTCACCAATGATAGAAGTTGCGTCAACAGTTTCTACCAAATTGAGTTGTCTACGATTGTTGTGAATTATAAAATTCACTGTGTAAATTCTGTTGTTGGCTAATGTATCGGTATCTGCTGTGACTAATAGTCTAGCACCATTAAATAATTCTTCGCCGTCAACGTTGTATCCAATACTGCCTTCTATGGTTGAAAACACGTCGGTGGTAAATGTGTCAATAAAATCAACTGGTGTTTTTGCTAGACTGCCATGATTAAATAACTGCAGGTTTGAAGAAAATTCAATAATAGGTCTTTTGGCTCGGGCTGTTTCGATCGAATCAAACTCGCTGTTGTTGAAGCTGTGAGCTTGTTCTAGGACCGATCTGTGAAACCATCTGTTGTATCTGCTCCAAGGATTTGAATCTTGGCTGGCTCTATTGATTGTGATATAGTCTTTTGATTCTGGGTATGTGGCTGCATCATCAAAAGGCTCTGTGTCAAATCCGCCGTCGTCAAACAACACTTCTAGACTCGTTGTGCTAAGAGTTGGAGGCGACAGGTCTTGAAATCTTATTAATCTAATAGATTCTCCAACACCTTCTATTACCCAAGTATCTGTGGAATATTTCGTAGGCGTCACTAGACCAGAAAATCTAACTTTCATACCGTTGGTAAATATAATACCATTACTGCTGATATATGTGGTTTTGCCAGTGACTTCATTAGTAATATCTATTTTGGTATTTGATTCAATATCGGCGATAAGGAATCTGCCAAACCTATCGATGTCTGTGGCGCTTTGATAAAACAACACATCAGGTGCATCGAATGGCACAGTAAAAGTCAAGGTGCCGTTGGTCGCTCCTTGTCCGGTGATTCCCGTATTATAGTCCAATGCAGTGGCCTGGCTAGCATCTTCAACATATTCCCAATCCTGGCTGTCTTCATCTATTGTGCTGCCGTCAGTGACTGCAATAAAAGTTTTGGCTTTCCATAACTTGTTGTTGAACACAGCAAATTGGCCTTGTTGATATGGTAGATAAGGTTTGTAGACTAATGATCCGGTATCGTAGGCAGTTTTGATAACAAATCCTTCACCTGGAGCATTGACCTGAAACTTGTATGTTTGTCCCCTGTAGAGAGTGAGGGTGGGATTCAATGACAGACCGTCTGGGAAGAATATCCAAGATGATCCTACTCCTAATCGCACTCTATAAGTGCTGGTTATGGCCTGCCTTTGACCAAATATAGTAATAGGCGGCGGACCATCTGGTACCCAATAGTATTCGCGGAAATTAACAAACTTGTCCCAATCTATAGGAGGATTCCAAGAATAGTGATCTTGATCTGTGATCAGATCATCTCTTTCTAGATTATTACCAAAAAACTTCAATTGATTTTTAAAATCAATGTAGTCATAAAAATTTTCTACTTTGTCTTTTTCTTTGACAGTGACGCCTGGTTCTAATTGATATCTACTTCTTAGAGTAGCATCTGTGTCTAGATATACGTCTGAACCATTATAAGTTTTACCATATCTACGACCCACATAGCCAACTGTTTTAGATAGTGTACCAGGTTGAACCAATGGATCAACCACTGCAGACATAAATTTTGCATTGGTTTCAGTTTGAAAGACTTCTGGTAGAAGTTCTACAGTTCTGCGAATCGGTAACTGACTTTGAGGGAAAATATCTTTTGCCATAATCTTATTGTGTTGAGTTTACTATAGATGCCACTTCTGCACGTATTTCGACTGCGGTAATTGCTGTAACAATCATTATATCATCCACTGTTGCACCGCTGATAAAAATTTCTTCTGGTTGACTTTGTATTTCAAATAAGCTACCAAATGCTTGGTCTGGTTGTCTGGGTACAATCACAAGATTACTAACATCCGGGGCAACTTCATTAGTGATGTATGTAATTAATTCTCCTAGATAAAATCTGTCTCCAAAATCCCAATTATTGATATCAAAGAAACTGTTGATTGCTGAGACTATTCTTACCTTTAGATCATTGTCGTTGATTGTTTTATAGGGATTTTTAACTACTTTAAATTGTGCTTGAAGTTTAGGATCTGCCGTGCTTCCAAATAAAATTTTGTAATTCACAGGATGATAGATTAATTCATCACTAATAGATTTAATTAAATTCAACTGTTTACCAAATGCTATTCTCAATGCGTCACTGGTCGGAACTTCGGGTTGGCTTATAGCGCCCGATATATACTTTCTAAATTCAGTATCGTAGGTTCTTGTTAAAAGAAAAATATCCATTATATTACTTACACTAGGATCTATTCTTCGATCAATGTTGGCATTGTGAATATATTGAAATTTGAGGTCAGCTCGACCTATCACTGCTTTGTAATCAGATTCGATTATCAATGTGTTAGTGCCTAGATCAACACGCTTTATTCTGTTTTCATTACTGGCATAAAAATAAATTAGTTGTCCGTTGACATAATCAGAAATAATGATATTACTTTCAGTTTGTCTAATTAGGATAGTGTCATTGATGTTATCAACATAAGAGTAGGTTGTATAACCAGAAACATCTGTAGTTTTGTAAAAAAACAAGTATTTTAGATCTAGATCTTGACCAACTATTTGTTCGAATGAATCGGGATTGTCAATGACACCATCATCGTCACTATCAGCAAATGATAGTTTTATTTCATTGGCACTTTGATAACTATCTTCAAATTTGATTACATCACTGACTTCAAATGTTTTATCATTTTTTAAAGCGTTTATTAAACCATTATCGGGATTTATTCCAAGAATGTTGACTTTGTCTTTGACTGTTTTTCCAGTTTTTCTATCAAAGGTTTTTTGATTTACATCAAAATAAAATCTGTTTTGTTCTAGACTTCTAAAAATGTAATCTAGTCCTCTGATTCTTACATTGTAACTATCTGCCTGTCTTACAAACGCTATAATCCAAGCTGTGTCTAAATTACTGTTAGTGGTGTCTCCGGCACGACCTAGACTAAAATCATTTAATAGATCAATATTTGCCGAGGTAATAATTTTCCAAGAACTTTCTATGGATTCATAACGTAGACCAAAATTTACATTCAAACTGATGAGATTGGTCATTTCATTTTCTAGAGCAGTTGGCAGGTTGTTGATGAATCTAGGAACAATGCGTGTTGCAATTGCCCCCGTAGGTACAACATCATTAAGCACTATAGGACCAAGTCCGTTGGCCAGTGCTCCGCGGCCGGCATTGGTTCCATCTCCTGTAATTTTAACAACTTTGACCCAGATTCTATCTGTCTGTTCTACATCTGCGGCACTGACGTTGACAATTGCGCCCTTTTTAAAGGCCTTGCCGGCAGGAGGTTCAAATTTAATCAGTGCCCCTGCAAACACATATTTCAAAGAGTTAGTGGTGTATGTACCAACCTTGAACAATGACTGATCTATGTTGTTGATAAAATATCCTGTGGATGAATTTACATCGTTGGTAGTCTGTGCCCAAAGTGTGTTTGAATCTGTAAATTGTATTTTTGTGAAATTTGTAAGATAAAAATTATAAACATCTGTGTTGGTCAACAGGGGTTCTATGTTGTTTCTAATATAATTTATAATATCAATTCTATTGGTATACTTGAAAGACTCTGTTCTTTCTGTTTGTTCTTTGTATATCACACCATCGTCAGCAAAGACATTTACACTTGAGTATTTTCCGCTGGCATCAATCACGTCAAAATTTCTACTGATGCCGCTGCTGGTTCGATTGATGGCCTTGACTTTTAAAATATCTTGACTGCTGGACAATGGGGCTAGATTATAATCTTCTCCGGTGATCATGCGATTCTGTGTGTAATAAATTGCAGGAGCACGAGCTTTGATACTGTCGATGTCTTCAGAAGCTGTTGCTGTGCTAATGGTATATTTTAAACTACAGCTGATCAGTAGGTCGTGTCTCACGCCTGCTTTGTTTATATAAGGCACAGAGATATTAATTGCTCGCATTTCAGCAGGACTCACTGTGTAGCTAAGACCGTTGCTGACTCTATAATAGGCTTTGAAAGCGCCTTGGGGTAAGTTGCCATAGGTACCATCTGCAAATACCAAATCAATTTTGTCATCTTCTTTGGTAATCACACTATAGATATTTCTTATGTTTGAATTGATACTGTTGTAGGCAATGTTGCTGCCTGTGATGCTGCTGACTTTGGTCCATTCGGATGCCTGTGTGCCGTCTGAATTTGTGGCAAACAACCAAACATCTGAATCATTTATTCCTGTGACATCAACAGACACCACTTCGTTGGTAGTAGGAACATCAATGCTGAAATCAGTTAATTCCAGACTGCCTTGTTTTAACAACATAAAGAATCCAGTGTTAGCACTGGCACTGCCTTTGCCGTCTTGTCTATAGATAAATCCCAATTGGCTGCCTGGTATAGGCGGTTCTTCATAATAATCTTCGGCGCCGATAAAACTGGTACTTACCAATTCAAACGGCATCTTTCTGCTGGCCACTATTTTTTCAAAGTTGAAAATTGGCACATCTGTAAAGTTGGATCTAAATCTATACTGCTGTGAATCAATGCCTTGAATTGTGTCTGTACCTTGACTACGGCCGAATTCAGTGTTGTCTGCCATTGCAGAATTTATAACAAGAAGAAATTGTTCAATCCAATTTGAATTGGTAGGATCATTCCAAATAATTGTTTGGCTGGCAAGATTCTTGTTATTGCTGTCTAGTACACCTTCTGTGGTAGATACTGTGTCAAATTTAATTAGGCCTTGTGCAGGAATGTTTCTTCTACTGTTGTAAGAAATCAGGCGTGATAGTCTCAGCACAGATTCTTTGGTTTCAGCTAGTTCTAAAAAGTTTTCTCTGCTGGCTAGGTCAGTACGGAAGGCTAGACTCTGTCCTAAAAATGCTACTGCATCTATCAGTGCTAGATATTCTGAACTTTCGATGTAATCGTTGAAATCTTCTGGGTAATTTTCACGAAGATAGGTAATAATAACTCTACGCAGATTTTCAAAATCATAGCTTTTAAAGTCAGCATTTTTAAAGGTCTGATAAATTCTTTTCCAGTCCTGGTTTAAAATTAAATTGTTCTGTCGAGACGTAGTGGTCATTTTCTTTCCCTATACTGATATTTATCGTAAAAATAAAATGCGCATTTTATGTTATTGTGTTATCTCTATCAAAATTCAAACGCAGTGTATCGGTGATATCAAATGGCAGTATCACTATTTCTGCTTCTATGCGTATGCCTTGTTGTGTACTGTCTATGGACACAGAGTTTACTTTCACACGTTTGTCAAAATTAATAATTTCTTCAACATCTTTGGCAATTGCTGATTTTATTTCTGGGGTAAAATTTTCAAATAGTGTATCCCAGATAATTGTTCCAAATTTGGGATTTTCTAGTTTTTCACCTTTTCTGATATAGAAATGATTGATAATATCCTGTTTGATCAATTCTGCATCGTATAACTTGTAGTTTCGTTTAAATTCTTTAGAACTAAATCCTCTGTATCGAAAGTTGCCAGAATTTGCATTCCCTATACTGGCTTTGTTTTTTGCAATGACTTTGTTGGTGTATATTTTTGCCATAATTTATTTCCTTAGAAAGGAGTGTCGCTTGGTTTTTTGTATTTGCGCCAATCACCGGGTGGTGTTCGCATACTGGTACTTTCACCTTCGTAACGACCATCAACGTCCCGATCTGTTAGATCTGGTTTGACTTTTGTGGCGTCTAGATTTTCGTGAAAGGGATACGGTTCAGCTGTGGGCATTCTTCTTACTATAACTGTTTTGTCTACATCATCTTCGTTGGGTGCTGGAAGATCAGGAAGGCTGTGAGTCTTTAATATTTTTGGTAATACTGCCGATTCTGCCGTTGCCGCTGCTGGACCGTTCATATGAATCTGGGGGGCAGTTTCTACAATATTGCCGCCAGCTTTTGTTTCGTTAGATCCACCTGAAGTGTTCTTGATACTGCCGCTAACATTAATATTACTGTCCCCAGTAACTGTCATTTTATGGCCGGCGCCAATTGTTTCATCTAAAGCTGATTTAATATGTATTTTTTGATCGGCATCTACAATTAAAATATGATCTTGTATCACGTGAGTGTGCATTTCTCCGTTTACTTTGATATTAAAATTACGGCCCGCTTCCATATTAATATCACGATCAGCAACAAAATTAAAATCTTGCTTGGTTCTGATGTTAATACTGTCTTCGGCATAGATATCAATTTTACCGTCGCTGGTAAATTCAATCCAGGCTGTGCCTCTACTGTTTCCAATGTAAATTAAATCTTCAGAATTGTGAAATAACAATTGATGTCCTGTCCTGGTCCTGATTCTAAAATGTTCGTTGTAGGGAATATCTTTTAGTCCTTCAGGATTTTTTACATAGGTAGGGGGTCCGTCAGTGGGTTTTGTTTCTCTATAGTATCTATCATCGCCGTCATCCATGACAAAATGTGTGCCGCCCAGTCTTTGAACCGGCACTGGGTTTGGAGTAGGACTTTCTCTATTTCCCAAAAACTTTTTCTTACCGTTCCTGTCTACAGGCCCGGGACTGCTCATGCCAAACACCATGTTTGGTACATCTCGTCTTGATGTAGAAGTACTGGTGCCTCTTACTTCATCTCTAGTTAGACCCTGAATTTTAAATCGTCTAGCAATAGGATGCACGGCTCTAGGTATTTTATCAATTTCTAAATTCTTGTCGCCTTCATTGGCTTTTCTATTGTGTTCAACTACTGGCAGCGGATGTTCTTCTTGCTTGTAGTCTTCGTCTGTTTTGTATACCGTAGTTCCGCCGATAGCGGGTACCATGTGATTTTGAAATTTATCTTGGACATTTCCTATCCAATATCCCTGATCTGGCTTTCCGTCTATGAACAGCACAATGCCAGTTACACCAGTGTCAGGCGGAACGCCCCAGAATCCATAGCTCATCTGAGAATCATCTGCTGTGACATTTTGTCCAGTAAACTCAAAAGGCGTACATCCATAAAACGGACTGGCATATTTTACAAAATAGGTTTGACTTTCATTGCCTACTTGATTTCCAGAATCTCTAATGAGCACAACTTCGAGGCCGCCTTGAAACAACAGATCTGCATGGCCTATAATTTTAGCCAAATAAGGAGCTCCGGTGAGACTACCCTGTGAATTTTCTCGTTGGTCTTCTCTTTTTTCAATCATATTATTCGCCCGGGTTGTTTAGGTATGTGCCAGTATCTGGTTCTGGTTTATCTGTCTTTGTTGGGAACACATCTCCACTGCCGCTTTGATCTTGAGCAGGAATTCTAAAACCTGCCACTACCTGAGTAAATAAATTGCTTTTAAATCTAGCTTCTACTTTTGTGACCTTAAACAATCCACTAAACGGGCTGGGACTCTGTCCCTCAGGAAAATAATAGCCGCCGGGATCGGCAGCTGCTGCGCCTCCGGCATCTGGATCTGCAGGAGTTCTAAAATTTACCACCACCCAAATATCTGTGGCTTCATGATTCATGGTTCCATTTTCAGTTACTTGATCATCACTGTCGCTGTGAAAATTGCTGTATCCAACTTCAGGGAGGAAATAGGGATCGCCTAAAATTTCTAAATCTAGATTTATTTGATTTCCTACACTGTTGAGATAGGCCATATAAAATTCATTGGCGATTTTTTGTTCTGTGCTGGTTTGGCCCGACCCACCCTTAAACGGAATATTTCCTGTAGCCATGTCAAATTTTGCAGAAGCAGCATTTCCTCCCACTGATGGGCCTGTGGCTCCTGTTGCCTGTTTGCTAGTCATGGTGGGGCCTGGCACAGATGTATTTGTGGAATTATTAGCAACGCCGCCTGAGTCTTCAACCTTGTTGGGATCGATGGCTGTAAACAACATATTTTTTATTTCAATATTGAATTTTATAATGTCTGTGTTTAATCCTGTGTATATATAGTTGTATTCTTTTTGTGCGGCACTTTTACAGGCTGCTATTCCTTTACTTGTGGCTTCTGGCGATAGGTAAGCACTGTGATGTATTTTATAGGGCTGCACTCGAAAAGTAATATCTTTGGCAAAATCTTTAAGTTTGGGATCAAATTCTAATAGTTTTACATCGACATTAGTTTTCCACCAAGTTACCCTACCTTGGCTGTCAATTAGATCTTCCTTAGTTGCTCGATCTCTAGCTTCTCTAGTGCTGAGAATCACCTGATCAATGATGTTTGTGATACTGGTATCTTGACTAAATTGCAGAGACTTTTCTTTGGGATTGATAGACATTTTTCCTCTAATGATTTTTCCGCTAGCTTCGTCGTAGATGTCTCCGGCACGTTTGGGTTTTTCAGTTCCGCCTTGGCTTTCTGGTGTAAACTCTAGGTCATTGCCGGGTTTTCGACCATAAGGATTATCTCCTACAAATTCAACATTGTACCTGTCCGCATAGGTTTTTTTATTATCTTTTTTCAGTTGATCTTCTCTCTTGTTTAAAAAAGATACTAAACTGAATTCAGGATGATCAACCAGCACTTCATTGCTGTTTTTGCCCACAAGTTTTACGTCGTTAAAAACTTTGTTCATCTGTTGAGATAATGCCACATGATTATAAGGAAAGCATTCTACCTTGTAGGTACTGCCAGCTTCGTTGACTGTGAAGTTTGCATTCATTAGTTTTACTAACCAATTAAACGGACCCACAGTCATACTAGATCCAGGGCCTGTCCATCCTTGAAATTCCAGTCTCAACACATAGGCAGCATTATCAAGATAACTCTTGTATCCAGAATTTACCGCCGCTGCCTGACAGCTTTGAAGGAATAGTCCCATACTGTAAGGTTCAAATATTTCAAATTCAAGTTTTGACCAAGGTCCTGACCCTGTGCCGTTAGTAGGAACTACAAAATTTGTTATCGAAACATTGTCAATGTAATATTCAGGAGCACCGTAGGCTGTTTGTACTCTTGCAGCGCCATCGCCGCCACCACTTGATACAATAACATTTGGCAATGGGCCGCTGCGGTAAGATTGAGAATTTAGCTGTGCTGGGCTAGCACACGAAAATGTAAACAAACAATTGTATGTGGCAAATTGTTCTAGGATGTTAGGTAGCGCCATATTTAACTTCCAGCGGTGGTTGATAAGGCAGCATTGATATTGGCTTTAGCTGGACAGAAAATTGTGGTGCCAGGAGAAAAATCGTAGATGGGATCTTTGAGTATTGATCTATTTCTTTGTGCAAATACCCACCACAATTTTGCATCTTGATAAAGGTCAAATGCCAATAGATCTGGACGATGTCTGTATTGATTTTCAATGACATATTTAAAATCATCATCCGAAGTTGGAATTTTTCTTAGAGTAAGTAATTCCAAATACAATGTATTTTGTTTGGTTATGTACCAAGGACTAGTTTTTTTATAAATTGCCATATATTAGAAAGGAATATTACCGCCGTTATTGACATATGCGTCAAGATTAAATCCTCTTTGACTACTTTTACTATACACAGGCTGGCAAGTAATTTGTATGGTGCTTAATCTAGGTATAGATGCTCCGGCTGCAAGTATATAGTGAACATCATCTTTAAAATCAACCTGAAAAGATTTTATCACCACAGGAATATATTTTAATACTGCACCATACCCAGACAAGGTACAAATAGGAGGAGGATTTCCTTGTGGAGAACTGTTCCCATAAAACATTTTGGTAAGACCACGACCTAGAGCAATGGTACGCAACCAATCTCGAGCATCCTCTTCGGTTTCAACCGGAAACTCTCCGCTGATTGAAATATCTTCCGAAGTGCTGTTTTTATAAACAGCATGAGGAAAATTTGCATGAACCAGTTCTTGATTGTTATAATTTGCTTTGTTTGATAGACTGAAAGAAGGCGTTGTTGGAAAAATAATTTCACCAAACATTGAGTCAATTCTTATACGCCAGTCACCTTCGTTGCTGGGATATACCTGCACCACCGAAGCTTCTTCGCCTAGTGCTAGAGTGGCTGTGCTGGGAATATTTTTTGATCGGGCAGCACTGATCAAATCAAGTCCTATACTTGCTAACGCAGCAGCAGTTGGTTGTCCTGCGCCGTTCAACAATCCGGTGGCTAATCCGGCAATGTTTCCTCCTGATGCAATATTGTCAATAACACCTTTGCCGGCTGTGGCAAAACTACCTGCGACTCCCGACAATGATGTCAAACCGTTTTGTGCAAGATTTTGCACGGTTCCGGATAAATTACTAACACTAGATGAATTTAATTTGCCAGTGATACCATTCAAGCTGCTGCCAAAACCACCACTTAACCTATTGACAGTGGCATCTAGATTTTGTTTGTCAAAATTTACACTAGGCATACTGAAATTACCAGCAGACTGATTTGCAGCATTGGCTAGATTACCTAGATTGCTGCTGATGTTTGAAGCTAGATTTTGTATTGGGTTTATAGACAATGGCATAATTAATATCCGTTTTGTCTATTTATTCTTTGTAAAATGTGCTATTATATTACTAAAAGGAATAACATTTAATGACCATTATTGCCCAGCCGCCCAAGATCAAATACCTTACCAACAAGGATTTGCTCCGAGAAATACATCTTAGTAAAAATACCTACTGTAGTTTTACTCTGCCCGAATACGGCGAATACGATCTTATTGTTGCTAATCTTGCAAAAATCAATGTGAGAACTGTGGCTGAAGCCAAAAGAAATAGAGCTGTAAAAATGGCAAAACAGGCTCACGAAGCAGCCGTGATTGCAGGTGGTAAAAAAATATCCATTAAAGAATTTGAAGTAGACTATCGCAAGGTACAAAAGCAGGATTTGGTATTTCGTGTGATGACTTTTGATCATATTCCGCTGGCGCCGGGGCGCAAAAAGACTCTGAAGAATACTGCTGACAGTCACGACAAAGTGAACTTTCCTCCTTTTCAGCATTGGAAGTTTGATGACAATGATAATTTAATCTGTGTAGGAAAAAGCCATTGGAAAGGCGGATTGCTTGATGGCGTTTTTAACAAAGAACATGGTCAAATGACCAACAATCTAGCTCGTATGTTTATCAAACTCTGCGAAAGATATGCCACTCGAGGCAACGTTAGAGGATATACCTACAACGATGAAATGCGTGGACAGGCTATCCTACAACTGACTCAGATCGGTCTACAGTTTGATGAATCAAAATCAGACAATCCTTTTGCCTATTATACCGCTGCCGTTACTAACTCGTTTGTTAGAATCATTAACATAGAAAAACGCAATCAAAATATTCGAGATGATATTCTAGAAATGAACGGAATGAATCCCAGCTGGACTCGACAGAATAGTGGAAACGGAGTCAGTGGTGCTGTAAGTACCAGTTCAGTAGATGGGAGTGATTGGGATTGACCTAGTTGTTGTAGATGTGTTACAATAACTAAGGAGATTCTATGAACCTATTTAAAAAAGTAGCTTGTTTTACTGATATACATTTTGGCCTAAAAGGCGGCAGTCGCACACACAATCAAGATTGCGAAGATTTTGTTTCTTGGTTTTGTGATACTGCTCGAGCACAGGGTTGCGAAACTGCAATCTTCCTAGGTGACTGGCACCATAATCGCAGTACTACAGATGTTAGTACCATGAATTATACTGTCAGCAACTTAGAAAAACTGAGTCAATCATTTGAGAAAGTCTATTTCATTCTAGGCAATCACGATCTGTTCTACAAAGACAAACGTGAAATTAACTCCGTAGAGTTTATGCGCCTGTTTCCTAATATTATTCCGATTAGGGAAACGCTAACTCTAGGCGATGTAACTATTATGCCTTGGCTAGTTGCCGATGAGTGGCGAGATATTCCTAACATCAAAAGCAGATATCTGTTTGGACATTTAGAATTGCCCAGCTTTTATATGAATGCCATGATACAGATGCCTGATCACGGAACTATTCAGTCTGGACATTTTGTAAATCAGGAATATGTGTTTACAGGGCACTTTCACAAACGTCAACACAGTAGAAATATTCATTACATCGGCAATGCTTTTCCTCACAACTATGCAGATGCAGGTGACGACGATCGTGGTATGATGATGTTAGAGTGGGGAGGAGAACCTAAGTTCGAGTCTTGGCCCGGACAGCCTACCTTTAGAACATATAAACTGAGTCAGATCATTGACAAACCAGATCAATTGCTACGAGAACGTATGCACTGTCGTGTGACTATTGATTTGCCTCTCAGTTTTGAAGAAGCCAATTTC